CTATGCCAACCACACGGATCGCACCACACCTCACATGATCTGTGTGAGTTTAGATCTCACCTTGCGTAAAGAGTTGGCTGATTACATTGACACCAATGACGTGGCCAAATTTACATTTGTGCACAAATTTGCCGAAGTTGCAAAAGACGCTGTAGTTGGTGCCGGATCTTATATTGGGCCATTTTGTGCCATTGGTAGCAAAAGCGTAATTGAAGAACACTGTAGCATTGCACCATACTGTATGGTGGCACACAAGGCTCGTGTGGGGCGGGGCACACTGCTACATCCAAGTAGCATATTGGCCGGCAGTAGTAAAATTGGAGAATTTTGTCGACTCAGTCTCCGAGCCACAGTGATAGATCATGTCAAGGTCTGTGATTATGTTGAGTTGGGTGCTGGTGCTTTGTTGACAAAAGACATCACCGAAACAGGAAAATACCTAGGCAGTCCAGCAAGAAAAATACCCACCCCGTATGCATGTAGAATTCATCCTGAAGCAAATTGACCTATCACAACAATATAAAAAGAATACATTTTCCCTATCGCGAGCTAGATGATTTAAATCTGTTACCTCGTGAATTAGTGATTGCTGATCACAAAGGTGGGTTTGATGAAAATTTTTACAATCCAATCTTGGCAAAACTTAACAAGTATGCCTTTGATCACGAATTCCAATTCACAATCTATACCTGGGAATATTACACACCCGAAATCAAAGCATTGTACCCAAATTTAAAATTTGTTATGAGCATGGAGTTGTTTCGTGCGCACAATGGATTGACTAAATTTGTTGACTATACTCAGTGCAAAGATCTTTGTTTTGAAAAGTTCCTTTGCACATTTAATGGGGCTGGGCAATCTGGCAGAATTCTTTTGTTAAGTGCACTCAACAAGCTAGGCATGTTTGATGAGGACACATGTGGGAAAAATTTTATTATAGAAGAGGGACAAGTTGATGGCGTACTAGATGTTTATGTGCCTGACCAAAATAGATTTTATAGAAAATTTTTTGTTGACACAGAAACTGATTTTAATAATTTAATTGTCAAGTTCGGTAGTTATGGTGAATGGACTGATAAATTTAATTGGAGTAACATACATGCTGCCACCAATGATGTAATAGCAAGATGTTTTGTAAATTTAGTAAGTGAGTCTGTTGCCACTAGTTATTATCCATTTGTCACTGAAAAATTTTTGTTGAGTGTGATTAGCCGCGGTTTATTTGTGGCCTATGCCCAGCCAGGGTATCACACACACTTGAATAATCTGTATGGATTCAAGCCGTACGCTAAATTATTTGATTATTCATTTGACAGTATAACCAATCCAGTTGAAAGATTAATTAATTTGCTATCAATGTTGAGCAAATTTCAAAATTTAAAAACCTACGACTGGCATGATTTATATCAGCTTGATGTAGACACCATTAATTACAATTATGCTCATTATTTCAGTGGTGATTATCTAAAAAATATCGAAAAACAATTACTATGGCCATAAGCTATTCCGTTATAAAAGATTTAAAGATTAGTCAGGAACTAGCAGATCAGTTGTGCTCTATTAACTGGCAGGAATTGCCATTGGCATTTAGAGTAGATTCGGCAGCAACAAGACGGTTTTTCTTTGAGAACTATCGATTGATAGATTATTTTGATTTTGCAAAACATTACGGATTAACGTTCAATCGTGTAGCAACCTTGGATACATATATTTTGCCACAATTATTGGAACAACAAGCAACAAAAGAAATACAAAATTATTTCCATCAAGAATTTGATGATCTAGTGATTAGATTGCAAGTTGCGTATGATGGGGGGACTGTGCCATTACACAGAGATCCAACTCGGACTGCCAGCCTGGTATACCCATTGGATCATCATGATTATAGTAGTACTGTGTTTTATACTAGTGTCACCAATGATAACACAGTTGACGGCATGCTTAATCCAAAATTATTTGCTAAATCATCTAGGGTGTGGATTGACCAATACCCGGTATTGCTTGACGTCAAGCAGGCGCACCAGGTCTATTTGTCAAACACTTATACAAAACAAAGACCAAGATTGAGCTTATCAGTAAAGTGGAAAACACTAGAATTTAATCAAGTAATCAAATGACTAGAACAGTACATGTATCAGGATGCAGTTTTACTCAAAATGCATCTTGGGTAAACAATCTTTTTGAAAATGCCACAATAATTAATCGAGCTCAATCAGGTGCTGGTAATCGATATATTTCTGACAGCATTGTGCTAAACATAGATTTAAAAAACAAACCAGATTTTGTGTTTGCGTTGTTTAGTGGAATCAACCGAGTTGATACTGTGGTGCCCAACAGTGATATTGTAAAAACAGCAGTGATTAGGGGGGACAAGGGCGGGAATGTGCTTGGATGTAATAGTTCAGTGATTGGTTCTAGTGCTTATATCTTTAGTGGCGGTTCGAGATATAACAAACTAATAAATGACAATTATAAAAACATCAATCACAATGATTGGCCCAACGTTAAGTCAATTGAAGAATTTTTAAATTTGTCTAGTGAACAAAAACAGGCATGTATAAACAACGAACTATTTTGGTGGAACAGCAACAACATTGATGGCATGATTCACATTGCTTCAATGTTGCAGTATCTTGACAACCCTGAATACCTCAGCGATCAAACATACATTGCACTAGAACGATTTCAAACTTTTTTAAATCTACATGAGATTGATTATAAATTTGGGTTCATACATGATCCATTTGACAAAAAACATCATGATCATTTGGGGTTTCTGAACAAACAAAGTCCTAGATATCATTGCATTAACTGGCGTAAGTATGTTAAAATTAATCCCTATGAGTTCGGTATTAAACATGATTTTGTGTCACCGGATGGATTTCATATTTGTCCCGAGGGGATGAATAAGTGGGCAGACAGTATTAAACAATTTTTTTAAAGGCATAATATGGGAAAACCATTTGACGTATCAAAATTCCGCAAGGAAATTACAAAAAGCATTGATGGCCTAAGCATTGGCTTTAACGATCCAACAGATTGGATCTCCACAGGCAATTATGCCTTGAATTATCTCATCAGCGGGGACTTTAATCGCGGCATTCCTTTGGGTAAGGTCACAGTTTTTGCCGGCGACTCTGGTGCAGGCAAATCGTATATTTGTTCAGGTAACATTGTCAAACACGCACAAGAACAAGGCATTTTTGTTGTGTTGGTTGACAGTGAAAACGCTCTTGACGAACAATGGCTCAAGGACTTGGGAGTCGATACTAGCGATAGTAAACTACTCAAGCTGAGCATGGCCATGATTGACGATGTTGCTAAAACAATCTCCACATTTATGAGTGACTACAAAGCATTGCCTGATGGTGAACGGCCAAAAGTATTGTTTGTAATTGACTCTTTGGGCATGTTGTTGACTCCCACAGACGTGAACCAGTTTGAAGCAGGTGAGATGAAGGGTGACTTAGGCCGCAAGCCCAAAGCACTCACAGCACTTGTTCGTAACTGTGTCAACATGTTTGGTAGCTACAATGTGGGCTTGGTATGTACTAACCACACTTATGCAAGCCAAGACATGTTTGATCCCGATGACAAAATCAGTGGTGGACAAGGTTTTATTTACGCAAGCTCAATTGTGGTTGCCATGAAGAAAATGAAGCTTAAAGAAGACGAGGACGGTAACAAAGTGTCAGAAGTCAATGGTATCCGTGCAGGATGTAAAGTTATGAAAACACGCTACGCCAAACCTTTCGAGGGCGTGCAAGTCAAGATTCCTTACACAACAGGCATGAGCCCTTACTCAGGTCTAACTGATTTGATTGAAAAGAAAAACTTGCTCAAGCGTGAAGGCAACAGCTTGGTGTTTACCACAAGTGAAGGCGAAGTTATTAAAAAGTTTCGTAAAGCCTGGGAAAAAAATGATGACGGGTGTCTTGACACAGTGATGAAAGACTTTAGTAATCAAAAGGAAGAGGTAACTATAGTTGAGGAGGAAGCAGAATGAGTGAAGTAGTAGCCAGCGAAATTTGGAGTGAGTTAAAAAGATTTGTAAACACAGTGGATCGGGCCGAGGCCGCCGAGACCATGGTACAAATTTTAATGGACAATGATTCAGATGTTGATGATATTCGCGATGCTTTCAAAGGCGACCTGGACATCAAACGTGCATTGACTGTGTACCTTGACAACGACAAAGACTATGTTGAAGAAGAGGATGTAGAAGAGGACGAAGATTTTGAAGACTTTGAAGACGAAGACTGGAAAGATTAATGTGGTATAGCCGTGTAGTCGCCGATCTCGGCGCTATTCCTGACTTTATTGCTCACTATGAGCAAGAGTTAAACTCAGCCAAATCGGAATGCCGAATAGGTGGGTTGGTAGAAAAAAATATCACAGCTCTACCTGGGATCACAGAACATCGTTTTAATCAACTACAAGAAATTGAAGCTGTACTTAATTTTCTCAACATACAGTTACGCAAAATCCGCAGACGCCATTTCCAAAAATATCTTGAAGGATATGCCCGTGCATTGACCTCAAGAGACGCTGAAAAATATGTAGATGGTGAGGATGAGGTTATCGATTTTGAAACTATCATCAACGAAGTGGCTCTATTGAGAAACCGATGGTTGGGAATCATGAAAGGCCTTGACACCAAGCAGTGGCAAATGGGACACATTGTTCGATTAAGAACTGCTGGCATGGAGGACATACAAGTTTGAAAACAACATTTATAAATGAACAAGAAAGTCATGCTCACAGTTTACAGACGCTAGAAGCCCTGTATCAATACGATGATTTTATGTTAAGTGTACAAACACTGGCTGACATGGGGTGTGGCTCGGGGCTTGATTTAGAATGGTGGGCCACTAGAACTACTAGAGATGAACAGCAAACACCATTGAACATACGTTGTACCGGAGTTGACATTGTTGATACTCTCCCTGTGGCAACAAAATATAAAAACATTTCTTATTCAAAGTTTGATTTTGAAACAAATCTTTTAAAAAAAAGCAAATTTGATTTGTTGTGGTGTCATGATGCTTTTCAATATGTAACCAATCCTATACAAACATTGTCTTATTGGTCAAACTTATTAAATCAAGACGGCATGTTAATCTTGATACTACCGCAAACCACAAATTTAGTTTACAACAAACAAGAATTTACTCAACAAAGCAATGTTTACTATCACTGGACATTGGTAAATTTAATTCACATGCTAGCATTGTCGGGGTTTGATTGCAAAGCAGGATTCTTTTCTAAAAAAAGAGACGATGATTGGTTACATGCTGTGGTATATAAAAGTGAACATGCACCCATGGATCCAAAAACAACAACATGGTATGATCTAGCTGATAAAGGACTGTTGCCGGATTCAGCTGATGCAGGCATACTAAAGTATGGGTTTTTAAGTCAACAAGATTTAATTCTACCTTGGTTAGATAAAACATTGGAATCCTTTAAGGACCATTAATAACAGTTAAAAGCACATCATGAAAAATATTGTAATTGTAACCGGCGGATTTGATCCAATACATTCAGGACACATTTCGTACCTTAATCATGCTGATCATTTGGGAGACTATTTAATAGTAGGATTAAATTCGGACGCTTGGCTTACCCGTAAAAAAGGCAGGCCTTTTATGCCCTGGCGTGAACGTATGATTGTGTTGGACAATCTACACATGGTCAACGAAGTGATTGAATTCAATGATGATGATGGGTCTAGCTGTGATGCTATACGCCAAGTCAGAGAAAAATATCCCGATGCACATATCATTTTTGCCAACGGTGGAGACCGTACCAAAGAGAATATCCCCGAAATGGTATTTGATGATGTAGAGTTTGTGTTTGGGGTTGGCGGAAAAGACAAAGCCAACAGCAGTAGTTGGATATTAGAAGAATGGAAGAGTCCCAAAACAACTCGAGCCTGGGGGTACTATCGTGTATTACACGAAGTTGGCCAAAACACCAAACTCAAAGAACTAACTGTAGCACCCAAAACATGTTTAAGCATGCAACGTCATGACCGACGTGCTGAGTTCTGGTTTGTAGCTGAAGGCGAAGCCGCAGTGTACACTTTAGATAACTCTAGCGATCACGATCTTGTTGGACATTTTAACGTGCATGATTATATCTGGATCAAAAAAAATCAGTGGCACATGCTGTGCAACGAAACTGACAAACCTCTCAAACTAATTGAAATTCAATACGGTGAAGACTGTGTGGAAGAGGATATTGAGCGCAAATGAAAGCCATTCCAGTTTACGTTGGATATGATCCAAGAGAAGCTATTGCGTTTCACACTTGTGCAAACTCAATTATACGACATGCATCAAAGCCTGTGGCTATTATTCCTGTGGCCTTGAACTTGTTTCGTGACTACGAAGAAACACACACAGATGGCAGCAATCACTTTATCTACACACGTTTTCTAGTACCACACTTGCAAGAATACACAGGATGGGCAATCTTCATAGATGGTGACATGATTGTGCGTGATGATATTGTAAAGTTATGGGAATTACAGAATCCTTATAACGATGTCATGGTGGTCAAACATGATTACCAAACACGCATGCCTGTAAAATATCTAGGAGCAAAAAATGAAGACTATCCTCGAAAAAATTGGAGTAGTGTTATTCTGTGGAATTGTAATTCTTTTCCTAACAGGAAACTTACTCCCCAGTTCGTCCAACACGCCACCGGCAGTGAGCTCCACCGCTTCTCGTGGTTAGATGATGACCGCATTGGTGAACTACCTCCTGAATGGAACTGGCTGCCTGATGAATACGGTATCAACCGAGATGCCAAACTATTACACTACACGCTAGGCACACCTTGCTTTCAAGAGTTTGCTGATACACCACAAGGCGATGAGTGGCACAGAGAACGAATACTCACTGAATATTGTTTACAGAGAACAATAGGATGAGTAATAGCGGCAAGGGATCATCGCCAAGACCTAAAAGTGTTGATGCAAATACATTTGCAAGCAATTGGGAATTGGTATTTGGAAAGAAAGAAAAACCGGGTGTTAACTCACCCCCCCCTCCTTTAGAAATGCACGAGTTAGATATGGTCACTGACCCTATCAAAAGTATTTTTAGAGATATACTAAAATGGAGGGTAGACCCTGATGGGCATTACTATGGTACTAGCATTGATTATATTATGGATCAAATTAAATTATTAAACACAGGCAATGTGGCAGCCATAGCAAGTGATGACAAGGATTTTGAACTCATGTACGAGAAAAAAGGAAAACGGTACGATCCAATTTTAGAAAGTTTTATACAGGGCTCTGGCGGCAGATTAAGCACCTGGACTCGAGAAGAAACTACATCAACACCGGTGGTGATACGTGGGATTACTAGAAAGAACCAAATGCTTGAATGCCGCGACACCGGCAGAACTTTTTATTACATTGACACTGGATATTTTGGCAACGGCAAGAGAAAAACTTATCACAGAATTACCAAAAATGATGTACAATGGTTTGGTGATATAGTAGAACGTCCTGGGGATAGATTTGTTGCCACCGGGATTCAATTAAAAAAATTTAAACCCGGCACTAGCATACTATTAGCGCCGCCTAGTCAAAAACTACTAAACCTATACAACATTGTGTTAGAAGATTGGCTGGAACAAACACACGCAGAAATAAAACAACATACTGATCGTCCTATTATAGTGCGCACCAAACAAAAACGCATGGTGAGAGTTACTCAAGACACAATGGAAATGGCCCTGTCTCGTGATGTACATTGTCTAGTGACATTCTCAAGCATTGCTGCCACAGAAGCATTGCTACTAGGTAAACCAGCAATCACCCTGGGACCAAATGCAGCCGCACCGTTGTGTCGACATCAAATTTCTGATATTGAAAATCTGTACATTCCAACTATGGATGAAGTAGACGCATGGGCGCGGCATCTTGCATATTGTCAGTTTACAGAACCAGAAATGCGAAATGGCACTGCCTGGCGGATTCTAAATGACCATTGATGTAGTTGTATACATCAGTAGTGTGGCAAATCCTCGGAGGCATCCTAGGAAAATTGCATGTTTAGAAAGCTTTGCCGCGGGAGTTATTAAAACAGGGCACCACGTTCATGTTGAAAGGGATTTTAAATATCAACCGGGACGATTGGCAGTGATGTTGGGGTGGGCAACAACAAATACTGGTGGACCAAACATTGTATTACGAAAACAAATCATTGCCGAGCAACAACAGCGAGGATTTAACACCATGTGTATTGACGCCAGTTGCTTTAAGTATCTAGATGACACTGGTACGTATCTTAGGTATAGTCTAGGTGGACCGTTTTATGATCGTGCCGAGTATGCAAACAAAAATAGCGGCCCCGAGAAGTGGCAACAGATTAGCCAACAATTATCTTTGCAACTGGCCACGCCACAGGTCAACAACGGACATGTATTGATATGTATGCAACGTGATGGCGGATTCTCAATGAAGTCATTGAATCCAATTGCGTGGCTTGATGAAAAAATTAAAGAGATAAGACTGTACACCACAAGAGCAATTGTTGTTCGTCCCCATCCAGGTTCTTATGCAATGCCGGACTTTGGCAAATTTACATCACCAGAGTATAAAGCAAAATGGAATGTATCTGTTATAGATCCCAAGCATAGTAAACTAACTGACAACCTAGTAGGAGCACACTCTGTGGTGTTGTTTAATAGTTCAGCCAGTGTGGCAGCGGTGTGTGCTGGCATACCTGTGTTTGCTGATGATTCAAGTTGTGTAAGTTGGGCAGTGGCAAATAAAAATGTAGCTAGTATTGAATCGCCAATGATATTTGATCGTCAGCAATGGATTCAAGACTTAGCCGCCGCACACTGGAGTGACGATGATGCCCGTGCAGGCAAAATATACCAGAAGTTTATACCTTTTCTACGATGACATCGTAGTTGTGGCCACTAACCCAGGCCCACTTGTCTGATCGGTCAAACACACTGATCTCTTCCCAGACAATTCGAACACTCATTTCAGTTTCAATCTTGTGTCTCCACCATTCAGGCGGCTTGACTATTAGATGCGCATTGCGCCCGTCGGGCAAGTATTTTTTTGCTGGATAACAGGCAATTCTAAAAAAGCCACAGCGTTGCATTTTTTCATTGATGGTGTGTAATGTAGCATCAAGGTAATCGGGCTCAATGTGTTCTATAGCATCTGTGCTGACCACAGTATCTATTGGATGTTCTGGCAAATGTTGGAAGTTTGGATTACCGGGATCGTACCCGGTGACCTCAATGTCGGGGTGTAGTTCTTTGATTGTGGCAATTAGTCCTCCTTGTCCGCACCCAAAGTCTAACACACCAGTAGGCTGATATTTTTCAATAAAGTCTTTGACAATTGCATAGGCTCTGTGCCCGTTGTTAAACTTGCCTGCTTGATGCAAGTATGCAAGTTGGTCTTTATAATCTTTGTCTATTAGGCTCATACCCATCCCATAATCCAGTCATCTTTGACTTGATCTAACTTTTTCATACCAAGTGATTCTAGCAACCCAATGGCTGCAAATTGCCCATACTCTTTTGAATACATATCGTGTGGTTTTTGCTCTACAACAATAATTGGACGACATCTCTGTATAGTTTCTCTTGCGCCTTGTAGCACACGGTACTCAAATCCTTCACAGTCAATTTTGATGTAGTTGACATTTTGTAAGTTCAAACTATCTAATTTAATAATAGTAGTATCACCATTTATACTGTTAGGGTCTACATGAGTGTGCCCAGTGTTGCCTTCGGTGACAATCATGTTGACTTTGCCTTCTTGATCGCCCAATGCAGTTGAATGAACAACTAAATTTTGATTGGGCACATTTTTTTCTAAGCACTCTCTAAACATTGTCACCGGCTCAAATGCAATGACTTGATCAAAATGTTTGACAAGGTCTCGACTCCACAGTCCTACATTGGCACCAATATCTAACGCCAAATGATGTTGTGTAACATACTGTAAGCTACGCAACCTTACTGGTTGTTGATATTCAGCAGGTCCGCCTTTTGAAATATTTTTAGCCAACATTTCTGGAAAATGAGTTTCAATGTCGGGGAACTGCCATCCGTGATATTCACGCATTGTATGTCTCCTTGAGTATTCGGGTAGCCGATCCATTGGCTAGTTCTTTAATATGAAATTGACCATATGCAAGATGACACGCCCATGCATGACGTTCATCATCACTGGGGAACCATGGCGTTTCTATCTTGTCAAAATTGAT